GGAGAGTTTTTATCTAAATTTGCATAAGATTCTGGAATCTTACCATCATTTAGTTTTGGAATATCATTATACAACTCATAAGCATTGAAGTCAAAGTCTTTTACTTCCTGGTTACCGATATCAAAAACGGTTGCCCTACTACTATAACTACCATAATTTAAACCTTGTAAGACATTACTCGTCTCCTTTACGTTGATATTAGATAGTTCAATAATCCTACCTTCTGCTGCCTTCTCTGGTTCAACAGAGACACCACTTTTCAGTTGATATTTTGGTTCGTCTTTGACCAAAGAATCAAGTGCTCTCCAGTGATATCCAGTTTGAGTTTCAAAGAAAACAAATCCAGCAGTAGCAGATTTACCACTGGACTCTGCAAAGATAGCTTTGTCAGTTAACCACTGAATAATTTTGATAGGATTCCAATAGTTAGTGACGAATGTAAATTTATTAATACATTGATCTGTCTTGACAACTGGAATCTTACTGTTAAGAGATTTACTCAAAAGGTCCTTAACAATGTCAGTAATGTTTTTGTCTTCAAATTGAGTAGAGATTAATATACCAGCGGCATTGGTAACATCCTCATTGCAACACCTTAGAGTCGCTTTCATCTGCTTACCACCAACAATCTCACGATTAGTTACCTCGTAAACAATCATACTCAAGTCGATCATATTTTCCTTTGCATCGGAAAATGATATGCTAATTGGTTCCATACCAAAAACCTTAGACATCAGAGCATCTTCACTATCAGTAAGAGTAATCTCTAAGTGAATAGATGATCTGCGAATGTCCTCCGCATACCTAAGATTCAAAAGATTGTTAGGAGATACCTTGAATGGTTTTCCCTGAACCTTAATTGTCAGTTCGTTTAGTTTAAAATTTCCCTCTTCTTTCATTATGCGTATTGACTAGTTGCGGAGAAAACTTCAAAGAAAGGAGAATCAGACTCTTCCATTCCAGCACGATTGCTACCACTATTTAATGTACTTGTTCCAGATTGAGTTGCCATAGCAGGTGGTTGTGCTGCTTGAGCGGTAGCACTGGCAAAGGATTGAGTGATACTAGTGGTTTGATCTTCTTTCCTCTGCATAAGTTCAGACTCTAAACTTGTAGTCAGAGACATCAAATCAGGTTTCTTATCTTGGATAGAAGATTCTGCCTGAGCAATCTCAATGGCATGAACGTGTCCATCAGCACCAGTGATTACGTTACTAGCAAGATTGGTTGCACCGCCAAATAAACTCTGGAAAATATTTTTATTGCTATCTCCAAACTCAGTCTCTTCTGTATTCTGGGTGCTGCTATCACCCATTTTATTTGTAAATAAATTTTTCGCTATTGTTGTTGGCGAGAATGAAGATGTGGATGTAGAATCACCATGAGCACTAGCGTTCATAGTGTTATTCGTCATCATATTAGTAATCGCTGGACCTGTCATGATAGGTCCAGAACCACCCTGACCAGTAGGAGTTGGACTATCATCACCCTTAAACCAACTGAATGGATTCCACCACTGTTTTTTACTACCAGACATATCTGATCCTGGTGTAGGACCACCAGTCTGAGATGCTTTTGTTGGTGTAGTATTACTGACTCCAGACTGAAGCATTGCTGGATCATCAGGAACATTCTCTAATGTTGACTTAGGAACGTTAAATGCGTTAGATATAAAGGACAGAGACTTGTTTAAGTCTTGCTTTTGTTCATTAGACTTGACTGGAGTTTTTGCTAACAGACTCATCAGTCCACCAGCAACAGCTTGCAGAGGAGCTGCCATTGCAAGTCCAAGTGCTTTCTTCAGTTTTTCATCAATACCAAAGTCGGCATCAAACTCATCAGAAATATTTTTCTCCAGTCCCTCCTCAAAACCAGACTCTTTGAGAGACTGTACTTGAGGTCTGTCTGAAGGTGGTGTTAATAAGTTACTAGCAACGTTAAAGTTATTGTTAACACCAGCGCCCATGGCACCACCCAACATTGAAGATTGTGGAGTGATTACATTTCCATATGCACTCTTAGTCGTCGAGCTTCCAGGAGCGTTATTCTTTTTGTTTAGTCCTAATACATCTCCAAGACGATCGAGAAGACTACCACCTTGAGGTTTTTCTTCCTCTTCCTTCTGCTCTGGAGCCTCAAGAGTTACATCATCAGAGAAGATGATAGGATCTAAGTCTGGTCTCGGGAGATCACCTGGATTTAAGAAATTAGAAAATCTTCTAAAATAGTTTTGAGTTTTATCTACCTCTTGCTTATCAAGGTTGATACTCTCACTTGTGGTAGATTTTTGTTGATTATCAGCGTCCGCAATGTCCTGCAGTCTTTCTGCTAACAGGAAGTCTTTATATACGTCCTCTCTGAAGTAAAACTTGATGAGTTTATTTCTATCCTCAATCATCTTCGAGATGCCTTCAAGACCTCTCGCAAAAGGAACTATATTATTTGATGGTGCGTCGCTATCAAAATCGTTCATTGATCTACACCTTTAGAGAATGGTGAAATGATATAAGGACGTTTAGGACTCTTTTCTCTCATTACAGTTGTTAGTTGAGGAGTGTATGATGTAGGTCCTGGAATAGGGATTTCAACTATACTATTTACCCTAGTTCTTTCTAGGTTTTTCGTAGTTTGTTGTCTAACAATATCCAACTCAGAAGTTTTTTCCTTACTATTGTAAGTAAACTCCTGTCCACCTTCACCTTCAGTCTCTTCTTCACCAGTGCCCTGAGACATACTACCCATCATAATATGTTTGGATAGTTTAGATAATAACTCTGGATCCCTAGCACCACCATAACCAGAACCACCTTTAGTAGTATCAATCTCATAGTGTAAGTGAGGACCAGTAGAACTACCTGCACCAGGGTGACCTTTAGCACCACCAGTTTCACCGAGCGCTTCTCCTGCTGTAAAAGTTCCACTCTTCTTAAAGAATCTACTTAAGTGAGCAAGACGGAACTGTGCTCCAAGACTAGGAACCCAAGCATCGATAACATAACCATATCCACCTGCAGTTCCAGCAAATACAATCTCACCTGGAACGTTCAATCCAATAGCAGTTCCCGTAGGTACACCAACGTCAATACCACCATGGAGTCTTCCCCAACGTGGACCATATCTAGATGTGATTGGATAACCAGAAATATTATCAGTGTCAGTAGAACCTTTGGGAGTGATCTGAGCACCTTGCATGGAAGGATCATACTCAGGAACCATGACTGGTGCTGCTGAAAGTGGTTCGTCATGATGCGCTTGAGCACTGCCAGCAGATAAAAGTCCACCTGCAGCGGCAACTGCTAAAGGAACTGCGGACTTCGCAATATTTTTACCAAAACTAATGGCTCTTTGTAGCATATTTTTTACACCTCTTTGTTCGACTTCAGGATCCGCTGTGTCTATAACTGGAATTTGACCTGGAATATTAATTCCAGCAACTTCAAATCCTTTTGCTGCACCAAATATAGACTTCAGTCTGGATACTACCGACAGCGTAGCAGAATCACCCCCAACTTGTCTAGCTACAGATTCAGCGATACCAACGGATATGGACCCTGCTTCTCTATACAAAGCATTGATAAAGTCATTTATCTTTCCTTGTGGCAAGGCAAGTTCAGTCGTTCTCTCACCCGCTAAACTAAAGGTAGGACCAGTAGCAATGCCACCATAAGAGAATGGTTTCACCAAAGGTGAAGCTTGACGAACAAAAGGCACAATTTTATTGACTGCGCCCGACTTTAAAAATGGTACAATTTTACTAGCACCAGAGACACCTGTAGCGGGAGCTGCGCCACCCAATAATGGCAATCCAAATTTAACAAGGAAAAAAGTACCAATTAATCCAGCAACATCACTGAGAGGAGATGCAGTCTGCCCCCCTCTTACAAAATCATCATATCCCTCATCAATTAAATACTTTTCCTCAGCTTTAGTATAGTTTCCTGGTCCTCTACTGAGTAACTCCTCAAGATTAAAAGCAGGAGTCTCTATAGGTTTTGTCTTAGGTTCATCTATCTCGAATGACAAGTCGGGATCAGTAAAAACCTCAATAGGTTCTAACTCAGGAACAACAGGAATCTGATCAGGTTCTACCTCAGGAATAACAGGAATTTGATCAGGTTCTACCTCAGGAATAACAGGAATCTGATCAGGTTCTACCTCAGGAATAGCAGGAATCTGATCAGGTTCTTCTATTGGTCGCTCTGTAGGTCTATCTAAAGTAGGAGTCCTAACTGGAGGAGGAACAGGAACGGGAAGAGGAATAGGTGTGCCTACTGGTTCCTTCTGTGGTAGTTGCTCCTCAAACTCCCTTACAGGTTGTTTTACAGGTTGTTTTACAGGTTGCTTTTCACCATCATCTCGCCTACGACGCCTACCACCACCCTCTTGTTCTTTCTTTGCTTCTTCTACAGAAGTTTTGACAATGACAAGTCGTTTGTCAACATAATGAGTGCTGAGGAAGAATCTAGGTCTTTTCCTCAGATAATCAAAGTAATCTTTTTGTGTGTCTAGGTATTTCCTAAACGACTGGGTAACGTCGGCAATCTTACTCATAATACTACCTTCTTACCACGTTTTACACCATGAGAGAACGGATCAAAATAAGATGGTTCTTTCCTAGCAACAACTTTTTCAACAATAGACTCCACAGGAACATTTTGCCCAGGGAACATGATAGGGAGGAAATCAATACTCTCTTCTACCTTTTCCATAGCGATAAAGTCTCTTTTCTCTGCAGGAATATTCAACTGTTCAGGGTCACCTACCTTTGGTGTAGGAGACTTTACCATCATGGCAGTGTCAATGATACCGCCTTCAGCGTTGTTTTCCGTAGGTGTAAATCCACCCTCAGGTAATTTTGCTTCTAAAGCTTTATACCATTTGTCTCTATTGATTTCTTTTCCGTTTACATCAAAAAACTTGACTTGAGCGCCACCAAACCAACCCTTTCCTTGGACAATAGTTCCAACACCAGCAATTTTTTGATGCAGACCAAGATTCTCAATCTTGTTCTCTTCTATCTTGTCAAGTATCTTTCCAAGTTCTTGCACCTGTGCAGGACTGAATTTTGCGTTTGGATCAGGTTTTTCAACCTTCGTCGCCTCCTCCGTTTTTCTATCTAACTCACCAGAAAGCAGTTGTTCTTTGTATGCATTATATTTTGCGACTCTATCTGCATATCCATTAATATCATTAGGAGAGGTTGCAGCAGGATAGTTGATAGCAGCAGAATGAGAGAATACATTGTCATAGTCTCCACCATCTCTTTGAACTCTAGGACGAACTGTACTCTTCCAATATGCAACAGCAATCTTGGCAGCAAGATCACCATCCATCGCTAAGTCTGGGTTATTAAGTAAATCAACCCCAAACATGTCACCGTATTTCTTATAGTTGTAATCATGGGTAAGTTGAATATAACCTCTCCCATGATATTTTGTAGTATATGTTTTACCGTTTGCGTCAGTCCAAGGTCCTGTGTGACCACCATAGTATTCACGACCACCACTTAATTCTCTTCTGAACTGGAAATTTCCTGTCTCGTGACTCATCTGAGCAAGGAAAGCAGCAAGTTCTTTTCCTTCAATACCTTCTTCCTTTGCAACTTTCAGAAGAGGACCTTCACCAAACTGACCATTACCTCTATTTGTAACGTCTCCCGCAGGAATCATCATACCTGATGATACTGAAGCATTTTGCACCTGTGCAGATGCAGGTCCCGTCAGGAACAATGACGATATGAATGCAAGTCCCACATTCATAGTAACTTCAAGTCCAGTTTTTAATACTTTGATGTCGTTTGAAGATCCCTTTATGCCAGGTTTCACTTCTTCTACTCCGAATGTCTTCTTAGATTTATTAATTGCAACTTTGAGTTTTGCTGTAGATGAACTCATCGGCAAGACTGCTAATAATCCAGAAGCAGCACCGACCATTAAAGATCCAAGGGGTTTATATGTCATCTCGGTAATATTTTTACCGATATCATCAAAGGGGATCATGATTTCTGGTTGACCACCCTCAGCGATTAAAGATCTAGTTGGAGCAGTCAAAACAGCGCCGTCATTCAATCCAACTAGTCCAGTAGTGATGTCTGCCGCTGTCCCTGCCGCAAATGATCCAATCGCACCACCGATCAAACCACCTACAATAGCACCAACAGGTCCAGCAAAGGCACCTAGAGCAGCACCCTTAGCAGCACCAGCAAGACCACCAGCAAGACCAGCACCAGTACCTATGCCCGCTTTTACTACACTTTGACCCTCAGCAAGACGATCAGAAAACTCTAGTCCAGCAGTGGCAACGTTAAGAACTGCATTTGCCCTACCAAAGTTTCTAGCAAGTGAGGGTTTAGTTCCACTAAATCTCTTGGCAAATCCAGGACGCTTTCGCATGTCTGCAAGACGTTGCCTAGATGTCCTACCATCTCTCCCTACTTTAGTTCCTCTTTTTTTACGTCTTACGTATTGACCTCTTGATCCAATAAAGTAATCTTGGAGAGCATCTTTACCGATGTATGGTTTCCTTACTGTCCCCACAAGAGAGTGTGAGGTAACAAAGAACGCTCTTTGCCTCTCCTCTCGTAAATATTGTATGTAATCTTTCTCTTTATCTAAAAGAGAGCTGAGGAATCCACCAAATTGATCTGCGCTTTTGGTTAGTGCCCCAGTTTCCATCATTACCTTCTACGACGCCTTTGCTCCTCGATTCGGTCTCTTTCGTCTTGCAGATATGCTGCAAGTAGATTTACATATACATCCCTTTCCCAAGGGATCATACCTTCGATGTCGGTCAAGCTATATTTATGGTGCTGAACCAAAGCAAAGTTCGTTTTATAGAAAGTCATAAGACTTTCTTGGAATAGGGCTATGCGAAAAAATTGGCAAGTCCTTCAATAACAATGTCACTAGAAACCTTTGTATTAGGATTCTTGACTTTGATAGTATGCTTGAGTGATGGCATGGTATTGAAAAATTCTTGGACTTTTTCAAACTGATGATTAGTCAAAGTCTCAACCCACTCCTTTGCTTCATCAAAGGTAAAGTCATCACTCATGTCCTCACCGACAAATACTTTGTCAATGCAAGATGCTACCAGTTCATATGGATCAGGATTCTCTGCAGTAAAATTAACCTTTGCAAAATAATCAAGGTTAGGATACTTCATCATAAGTAGAGTGTTGTCATCTAGTTTAACTTCCTTCTTATGTCCCTTAGGAAAGTTGACTTTGATGTCATCAATAGTGATTGTGATACTCAACTCTGTTTCTCCGTCATCTGGACAAACAACGTTCATCGTGATTTGCTCTTCTACTGACCTCGCTCTCATGTTCATGAAGATATACTCAATATCAAACAGAGCAAGATCCTCAACCTTAAAGTTAGGACTTACAACACAGTTTTTAAAGATTTGAACAATTGCGTCTAAAATTTGCTGATCGTTCTGGGATTCTAGTGCAATCAAAAGAATTTTTTGCTCCTTCACAAGGAAAGGGCGATATTTAATTTTTTTCTTTGTCGAAGGCACCACCAATTCGTAAATTGGCGTTGAAATAGTTGGTAAAGGCATTATGCAGTCTCAGGGTTTACTTTATTATAGACGGGCTTTGCATATTCATAATACATGCTAACGCTCAATTTGACAAGTCCATTTTGACTTGCATGAGACATAGGAATAGATGCTACTGAATATGGCCATGCTTTTGCAAGCGTAACATTCAGAACCTCATTATTCTTATATTTTTCTAGTTTTTTGATGGTAAAGTCACAAACGTAATCATCATAAAAACGAAGGGCAGAAACTCCGAACGATCTTTTGTCAGTAGCAGCATAGAATTTTTCGGCGTCTGGTTCTACATTACCAACAAAATCAATCCAAGCTCTAAAGAAACGATATGGCATAGAAGATACATCACAGATGAATGTCATATCCATCTCATTGTAAATCTTACTCGATGCCATCTTGACAGGGATTCCTTTTTGGAACTGTCGTACCTCAGAGTTCTGGAATGTGATACCAGGAATCTGAATTTCATTATTGAGGTAGTTCAGGAATCTTAATTCTTGATCCCAATCAATACCAAATGCCTTCATACTCTCCTTAATTGTGGAGGTAGGGGAAGGTGCCACATTAAACTCGTAAAGAGTTGGATTAGAAGGTCCGCCCCTTTTACTGATTATTTCGGTAATGAAATTACCAATGCTGACTGGCGTCGCCATAAATATACTTATTGGGGTGACCTATTTATTTATGGCGTCATATAAAGGAAAGTATAAACCAAGCAACTATCGTAAGTATAAAGGAGATCCAACCAACATAATCTACCGCTCTCTCTGGGAACGCAAGTTTATGTATTACTGCGATCACAATGAAAATGTTTTACAATGGTCAAGTGAAGAATACGTTATACCATATAAATCACCCGTCGATGGTAAATGGCATAGATATTTTCCTGACTTCTGGATGAAGGTACGGTCTACCGATGGAAAAACCACAACTTATCTTGTAGAGGTTAAACCTAAGAAACAGGTCGAAGGTCCCAAACCTCAAAAGAGAAAAACGCAACAATACATAACGGAGGTTGCGACCTATGCCACAAACAAAGCGAAGTGGAAAGCAGCAGAAGAGTTCTGTAGGGACAGGCTTTGGCAATTCAAAATCATCACCGAACTCGAGCTCAAAGTTTAAGGAACTGCTTGATAAATTTGTCGGAAGAAAAATATCTAGGTCTAATCTTAGGATGGAAGTGTTTATGCTCCTAGATGACATGGGAGCAGGCAGAGGAAATAATATTGAGGTTGGTAAATACTACTTTTTTGAGTACAATCCAAAATTTAGAGACAGTCTGAAAGAATGGGATCAATACCCACTAATACAGGTTGTACAGAAAGATAAACACATTCTTGGTTCTAATTTACACTACGTATCACCAAAACGAAGATTAGGGGTTCTAAATAATAAAAGTATACCTAACGAAACTCTGCACTATTACATCCCTAAGCAAAAAGAAACTAATTTCTATGAGCTTGATGAGCAAGATGCAGCATTGTTGAGTCAACTGCCCCTCGACCACTTTCATCGAAATCGATAATGGCACTAATAGCAGAATATCCGAAGAACGTTAGCTCAACTGCATTCGCATCTTTCTTAGAGATTGAGAGACTCCAGTACAAAAAGGGTCTTGAGAAAGCTGGTGGTGCAACAGAGA